TGATTTATCCGATAATTCTAATATTATAAGTAGTAAAACAATAGATAAAGATGTAATAATAATTAATGATACGAACAATCAAATTATAATAGAACCATTACCCGTTAATATTGATGGTGGTAGTAATGGTGTTTTTGATACGTTAAACCGGAATACAATATATATAAATATACCAAACAATAGTTATACAAGAGATGAAATAATAATCAAGATTAATGAATTATTGCAAACTACAATCATTGCTAATGGTAAAGTTTTATCAAATGATATGTCTTTTAATATAAAAGATGATGGTCACTGCTTAATTGATTTTAATTTAAATCGTATGTTTCAAGCGCGCGATTTCAAAGTCGTATTTTTCGATAGTACTTTTTCTAGTTGTAACGCAGGTTCAACCAGTATTCAAAATACGACATATGATAGTACAGTTGGTTATATTTTAGGTTATAGAGATAAAACAGAATATCCACTGATAAATGTTATAGATTCAGCGCGTGTTGGTGTTAAACAATTTACTAGTAATCAACAATTAAATGTAAATCTCTATAATGAATTTTCCATAGTATTGGATGATTATAATAATAATAGGTTACCGTCCGCCATTGTATCAGGAATTCCACCATCAACTGACTTTGAAATACCTACGTATGCGAAACGTGCCGCGTCGTCGTGTGATGAAAATGGAAATTTATTATTATCAGTGAAAGATAAAAATAATAATAATCTCACTGCCAAACAACTATCCGCTATCTATTCGAACATTGAAACCTCACAAGCAAAACAAACCGATATTTTTAAGGCGAACCAAAAGGTTATTGCCAAGGATGTTTTCGCAGTTGTTCCATTAAACGTTGCTGGACTTAACGCTGGTGAATTATTCGTAAAGGATGGTCCGACACTACAGGAACAAACGCGTAGTTATTTCGGTCCCGTTGATATACAACGAATTACTGTGAAATTATTAACGGATAAAGGTACTCTAGTAAATTTAAATCAGGATAATTGGAGTTTTTCATTTGTGTGTGAGGAATTACACGACAAGAATCTTGGACAATATATAAGAGGTTCTAAAGATGATGGTAAACCATTATAATAATCATCTAATATATATGATTCCTTATATACCAATAATAGATGATATAGGTTTTTTTGGGCCTATGATCTTAATTATAGTCGCAATTATAATGTTATGGGGACACACGAAGTATTTGAATGTTTATTTAATTTTTTTATTTATTAACACAGTTTTAAACGGAGTATTAAAAAATATAATCAAAGCATCGCGACCTGGAAAACCCAGTGAAAATGCCGTATATAAAACATTTGAAAAAACAAATGGAACCGAGACATATGGTATGCCTTCGGGGCACGCTCAATCAGTTTCATTTTCAACGTTATATATGTATCTGGTAACAAAATCTAAAAATTTATTAATGGGTGGTGGTTTTATCAGTGTTCTTTCTCTTATACAAAGGTATCGGTTCAAGCGGCATAGTATTGAACAATTATTAGTTGGTGCTATTATTGGTTGTTCTGTCGCTTATATAAGTTATAATTTATCAACATTATTTTTGACTTGTAAATGATAATATATAGATAAAATATATATATGTCACAAGGAGATTATATTAAACGAAAACAAATATCACATAAATTGATTGGTGATGGAACAACAAGTGATAGTATAAAGGGCAATGGTCTACTTGATTATAACAGTGTATTGAATGCGAAGGATTATATTGATTTTAAAAAGTATAGTTTAGAAGGTAGTATTAAAAGTTCAACACCCGTATTAAACGATTTGTCTATCCCTAATAAAACAACTATATTTGATATGATTATGGATGTTTCGAATTGTCCCAATTTTTTAGTATGTAATGATACACATACACGCGTTAACCGTAAACCATTGAAGAGTTTTCAAAAAACGTGTGAACCCGTAATGAAAGCGCCTGGTCGTAGTGTTCCACCCATTTGGGATACCACCAATAAAAAGTTGAAGGATAAGTATTCGGAACCAGCGTTTAAGAATATAAATTGTAATTGTGTAAATGGAACAGATTTTGGGTCTTGTGAAATATGTAATAAGTATTAAACTGAGTAAAACATATAATATATAATCGTTTTATATATTATAGAGCATGAGTAAATACTTCGATAATAAAGAAACCTTTTTAGGAGCAACTACTACACAGTATGGTAATCATATGGTGATGACTAATGTAATGAAACCAGGTAAGACCAAGTATATCAATATAGATACGCGTTTCAAAGATAATTATGAAACCGATGTGTTATCAAAACAAACTATTACTTTACCCGAACGATATACCGAGGTGCGTAATATATCGGTTGTGAATGCCGAAATACCAATGTCTTATTATAATATATCAAGCGCCCTTGGTAATAATAGTTTCGAAATTACAGAAGATACTACCGTTGAAATAATCGTAGTTCCCGATGGAGAATACACAAAAGCTACATTGACTACAAAAATTAACGAACTAATTACTTCACATAACGAAATTACAATCGGTGTTCATACTATAATTTCACATACTGATAACAGTCATTCGCACACTCTTGCGAAAATTGATTTCACAAAAGATGAAACTGGAAGTTATTCTCGTTTCGGGTTTAAATCATCACTAGGATGGTTATTGGGGTTCCGAGAACCTGTATACACCTTTGAAGGATCCGCACTTTCTACGTTCATTTCGAGCGGATTAACATCGTTCGCAATTGCAAATTTATCGGGACCTAGATACTTGTATTTAGTCGTGGATGAATTTACCAGTAGTGGAAACCAGTCATCCTTTGTATCACCATTACCGAGTTCTCTCATAAATAAAAATATACTAGCGCGTATTAGTGTTTCAAAGCAAGATTATCCATTTGGTAGTATAATGCCTGTGAATTTATCTAATGGATTATTGATGACTGATGTCCGTTCTTATACCGGTAAGGTAGATATTCAGAAACTCAACGTCCAATTGGTAAATGAATTCGGTAATGTTATAAATCTAAACGGTGACGACTTTTCATTTTGTCTTAAGATAGAACATGAGTAAGAGAACCTAGGATAATTATATCAATATATGATAGATATAATTATGATACCAGAAGTAATTAGTAAAATCGTATCAGAATCATTATTAAGTCTCTATCCTACAATAGTAAAGAATATTGATATACCATTTGATATGAAGTTATTATCAAGGTTTGTTTCATATTCGCTTATATCCATTTTATTTATAGATTATAAGTTCATTAAAGAGAACCTGTTCAGTAAAGCCGGATTATTACTATCTTTTATAACAATGATTCATATTTATACTTCTTATAAGGGGTTTGAAGGACTGGAAAGTGGTGTAGCATACACCATCTTTTATACGTATCCACTTATGATTCTATTAATGGCTGGTGAAAAATTATCACCTATAATGTTGATTCCCCCAATTGGTGTAGGACTATTGGTTTATGAAAGTAGTAATGAAAATATGGAATCCAAAGATAATTTGGAGAACCTAGAAGAAAAAAAAGACGAAAAGGATGAAAAAACACAAGAAACAACAAATAACTTATTAATGTTCTCTGTATTTATGGTATTCTTGGCTGCGTTAACAGAGGCTATGTTATACTTCGTGGTTCGTGATTTAAAAACTAAGAATAATTGGAATCATTTATTTATTTCATACTTTTTTGGTGCTATTTTATTATCAGGTTCTCTACTTACAAAATTAAAACAAGTTTCGGTAAATGGTTTACTAACCATATCTTTCGTTCTTAATATAGTGATTGGACTGTTTGGATATCTATTACGCTTTTATGCTACAACTCGTTTGGAACCATCTTTATATGCTCCATTATCATATATCGGGATTATTATGTCTCATATATATGGTTTGTATTTCAATGGTGATGTAATAACCTGGAAAAAAGTAATGGGAACTTTACTGATAATTATTCCAAATATATTTATGAAATTATAATAGAAAATTGATTATTATATACATTAGTAATCAATTAACAAAAAAAATGCAACTATCCGATGAACAAGAACACTCATTGGATTTATTTAAAGAAGGTAAAAATTTATTGATTACCGGACCCGGTGGTGTCGGTAAGACACACTTAATACAGGAATTTATAAAAAACGCAGAGCAAAGAGGTAAGAAAGTTCAAGTATGTGCTCTTACTGGTTGTGCATCTCTTTTACTTGGTTGTAGTGCGAAGACAATACACTCTTGGAGTGGTATAAAGATGGCGAAAGGAACTAAAAAACAAATAGTAGAACGAGCATTAAGAGGTAAAAAAGTAAAGAAAAACTGGAAGGGAATTCAGGTTCTCATTATAGACGAGGTTTCAATGATGAGTAAAAAAATATTTGAAGTATTGGAGGAATTAGCTAGATTTACGAGGTTTAATACCCAACCATTTGGTGGATTACAAGTTATTTTGACGGGTGATTTCTTTCAATTACCACCCATTGGAAGCGTTAACGAACCAGATACATCGGCATTTTGTTTTGAGTCACCTATATGGCACACTGTAATACCATTAGATAATCATATAGAATTGAATACCATGTTCCGTCAGAAAGACCCAAAGTATATTGAAATTTTATCACAGGTCAGAAAAGGCGAACTAAGTGACCAAAACATAGATATATTAAGAGAACATAGTAAACGCACATATGACTTAAATAAAAATAATGGTATAAATATCTCAAAGTTATTCCCAGTAAGGTCTAGGGTCGACTATATCAACCAAGTAATGTTCAGTAAATTAGAGAATGATGAAACCGAATATAATATTGAAAAAATATACGATTGTGGTATATATCTAGAATCGGGAACCGGTATTGAATTGGATATTTTAGAATCTTGTAATAAGATGACATCAACAGAAAAGGATTACGAAATGAACGGATTACTTTCAAGTGCGCAGTGTAGTGAACAATTGAAATTAAAGATAGGTGCACTGGTAATGTGCACGGCTAATGTGGATATGGAACACGGAATATGTAATGGTGCACAGGGAATAATCATAGATTTGGTCGGACAATATAAAAGTCCGAAGATACGTTTTATAAATGGCTTTATAATGGTAATGACTAAGCATCACTGGCAGTCTATAGATTATCCATCCATTGCTATAAAGCAATATCCATTACAACTTGCATGGGCACTTACGATACATAAGATACAAGGCGCTACACTTAATATGGCACAAATGGATATAGGAACCAGTATTTTTGAATACGGACAAACATATGTTGCAATGTCAAGAG